TTTAAAAAATAGATATTTATAAAAGAACAATAAAATATAAACAAAGATGCCAACAATATTAGGATTTGACAAGATGTTTTACAAAGAGTTTGAACCAAAGCTTCAGAATAGATTTATTATGACGGTTGATGGTATCGAATCTTACATCATCAAAACAGCAAGTAGACCAACTTTCACATCGGAAGTAGTTGAATTAGACCATATCAATGTGAAGAGAAAGATTAAAGGTAAATCAACTTGGGATGATATAACAATCACACTTTACGACCCAATCGTTCCATCAGGAGCACAGCAAGTAATGGAGTGGATTAGACAATCACACGAATCGTTAACAGGTAGAGATGGTTATTCTGCTTTCTACAAAAAACAACTTACATTCCAATTATTAGGACCAGTAGGTGACGTAGTAGAAGAATGGTCGTTAGTTGGGGCATTTATTTCTCAAGCTAACTTCGGTGAATTAGATTGGTCAAACACAACTGACCCTGTTTCAATCGAATTAACAATTACTTACGATTACGCAATATTAGAATACTAATAATATTCAAATTATAAAAAAGAAGGGGATGCAGCAATGTTATCCCCTTTTTATTTTTTTAAAAACATAATATATATAATAAACACAATAGTTATATATTATGGAACAAAACATTGAACAACAAGTTACAAGAGGTGGTATCACACCAACCCCATATCCAACAGGATTACCAAAATCATTCCCATTTGCAACAGAGATAATTTCACTTCCATCGGAAGGATTATGTTATCCGGAAAACCATCCTTTATCAAAAGGTAGTATTGAAATAAAGTTATTAACTGCAAAAGAAGAAGATATTTTAACTTCTATAAATCTAATAAGAAGAAACGAACATATAAACAAAATGTTGGAATCTATCGTAGTAGAGCCCGGAGTTAGTATAAATGATATTTTAGTAGGTGATAAGAATGCAATATTAGTAGCATCTCGTATGTTAGCGTTTGGTGCAGAATATGATGTAACAGTTGATGACCCGGAAACAGGTGAACCAACTCATGTTAAAGTTGACCTTTCACAAATACAAACAAAACAATTAAATAAGGAAATTTTAAATAGAAAAAACGAATATGAATTTGTTTTACCTATTTCAAAAACTCCTATTAAATTTAAATTTTTATCACATGGTGATGAAATTGCAATTAGTAAAGATGTTGAAGCTATTGAAAAAATAACAAAAACATCTGGTGAAATTACTGCAAGATATAGGAGACAAATTGTTGAGGTAAATGGTATTAGAGATTATGGCCATATAAGTAATTTTGTTACAAATTTATTATTGGCAGGTGATTCTAAAGCACTTAGAAAATACGCAAATTCAATAACTCCGGATTTGAATTTAACATTCAAATATACAACTGCTAGTGGTGAGGAGGAGGCTCTCAGAATCCCATTTGGGGTTGACTTTTTTTACCCTATCGACTGATTATAGTATAGCGTTACATCAAAAGATTTTTCAAATGATATATAATTCCAATGGTGGATTCACATGGAATGATGTATATTATATGTCCATCAAATTAAGAGAATTTTACTGGAATGAATTAGTTAGAAGTAAAAAAACAGAGACTGAACAAATAGAGCAAGTAAATAAAACAAGAACAACGGCCTCTAAAGCTAGACGAAAATAGTATTGATTTATATTTATATACAAACATGGAATATGGCGAAGCAAAAATTAGTTGAAATAAATGTATTTTCTAAATTACTTAATTTATTTTTTACAGCAAAATCTAAAAATAAAGAAACCGCGTTTTTGAGTAAAATAAAAAATTCAGACGAAGATGTATGGAAAGCATTTGATGATATAAATTCTAGAATAAATGCTTCTACTGATAAATTGAACAAATATAATTCCAAATTCAAAGATATTGACTTTTCCGATTTAAACTAATTTAAGTAATGGCAAAAGGCAAAACCCCTAAGAATAACAATTTAAAGAGTAAACAAAAACAGGCCGCACCCAAGCCACCTGCACAGGCTACTAATGCTCCTCCACCAATTGTTGATGATAAAGCAGCAAAAAATTCCGAAAAAATGGCTGAGGCTCTTTTAGAGGCTAGAAAAGAAGCTAAAGATTTGTTTGAGGACATGTCGGATATTGATGAATCGGTTAAAAGTATTGGCCAGGGAATTGATAAAAATAATAAAGGATATAAAACTTTTTCAAAATTTGCAGAAACTATTAAAGCAAGTAGCCAAAGTATTGCAACTACACTTGGTAAACAAAATGATTTAACAATAAATGAAGTTAAATACATTAAAAAAGTAAATTCGGCAAAGAATAAATTCTTTAATGAAGAAAAGAGATTAGGAAAATTACTTAAAAATAAAGTAATTAATGAACAACAATATAATAAATACTCCGAAGCTGCAGCTAAAAATTATGCAAAAACAGTTGACGGATTTGAAGCAACTTCCGAATCTGGTAAACAAATTAAAAAATCATTAGAAGCAACTGCCGATGGTGCTATGGATTTTACCAAAAATATACAAAAAGCAGATGGGTTTATGGAATCATTCCTAAGTAATATGGAAGGGTCTGTCCCATTGGCAAATGAGATTGGTAGTGTATTCAAATCGTTAGGTAATGGTGGAGCCGGTATAAAAGCTGCAATTGGTGCATTAGCAGGTGCAGCTACATATCTTGCATACAAACAAGGTATGATGGGTGATTATTTTGGAAAAGTTGCATCTTTCAATATGAAGGACCAGATTGTTGAAAATGAAATAGCACTTAAAAAGGCACAAAATTCAGCAAGTTTTGCAATACAAGAAGCAGGTGTTCAATTCGGAGCTCAAATGGCAACCGCAGCTTCTGATTTTAAACAAGATATGAGAAATGCATTTTTTGGAGAAGCATTGACTCAATTAGGCACAAAAGCAGCCGCAATGTTGGCCAAAGCCGGTTTTAGTGCAAAAGATATAGCTGAAGGTAGTTTGAGTGTAGCTGGTAATTTAGGAGCGGGAGCTGCTAGTTCACAAAGATTGGGTAAAGAAGTTGCAGTATTCTCAAAATATATGGGAATAGGTGCAGACCAAGCAACTGATTTGGCGGCTAATTTTCGTATAGTTGATAATTCAAATGCTGAATCTGCATTAAATATGTTGGAAGGAACCCGTCAAATGGCAGTGATGATGGGATTGAATCCTGGTGATGTGATGAGAGATATGGCAGATTCTACAAAAGAAATTGCACAATATAATTTCAGGTCAGGTAAAGAATTACAAAAACAAGTGATTGCTGTAAAGGCAATGGGTGGTAATTTTAATAAAATAGCAACTGCGGGTAGAAATATGGTATTGAACTATAAGGATAGTATCAAAGCCGAAATGGAATTATCTGCAATGTTGGGCAAATCAATTAACTTATCGGAAGTAAGAGCTAAATTTGCATCATCGGATATACCTGGTGCAGTAAAAGCTTTACAAGATGAGTTGGGTGGAATGGATTTATCTTCATTAGATTTCTTTAGCAAAGATGCAATATCCAATGCATTGGGTGGAATGGATTTTGAAGAAATTGCAAAAGCTGGTAAGGGTCAGTATGGTGAAATAGCTAAAAACACAAAAGACTTAGATGCGGGAATAGATAAATCATCAAGAGCAGTTGTTAAAGCTAGTTTAGAACAAACCAATAATCAAAGGTTAAATATTGAATATAGTATAGCTGAAACAAAGACTATGAACGCTGCTGCAATACAAGCACAAGCTTCAATTGCACAACAACAAATTCAAAATCAAAAATCATTAAACGATGTGATGATTGATAATGATTATTTACAACTTAAAGCAAATTTAGCGTTTTTAAGAACATTAGGAACGGAACTTCCTGGAATGTTAATGAGTGGTTTGGTTGGTGGACTGGCATCATTTTTACCACAAATTTTAAGTGGAGCTTGGAAGATGATTTCGGGAGGAGGTATAAGTAGTGTTGCAGGTGGAGCCGGTGGTATAACTGCTGCAAGTGCAGGAACTTTTGCGGCAGGAGCAGCTGGTTTTTGGTCATTAGGAAAGGGGATGT